GTGTCACACAGTGCGTGAGCATGTTATCATCTTCACCACATATCACTCCCTGCATCGCATTGTAGAGTCTGGTATTGCCATTGATACTATCTACTTTGATGAGGCACATAACAGTGTTCAGAAACACTTTTATCCCTCCACTGATGCACTCTCAAAGAAAGCAGATCGTGCTTTCTTCTTCACTGCTACCAGGAAAACATCTGCTACAGTGAAGAAACCAGGCATGAACTGGGTTGAGACTTATGGTCAGGTGATTGCCAGGGTTTCTGCACCTGAACTGGTTGAGGGTGGATATATTCTCCCTCCTAAAGTGAAGGTGATTGATATGGAGAAACACCCTGTAAAGAAGATCACTCCTTGTCTTGATGCTGACAATGTTATCACTTCCATTGATGACATGGGACTGAAAAAGATTCTGGTTTGTGTCAAGACCACCAAACAGTTGGTGAACATCTTCAAGACAGATTTTGCCTATCAACTCAATCAGAGAGGATATTCTTACCTGTATATCACATCTGCCACTGGTGCAATCATTGATGGTAAGAAAGTCAGCAGGGACAAATTCTTTGACACACTGAACAAATGGGGCAAGGATGTGAGCAAGAAATTTGTTGTTCTGCATCGCTCTATTTTGTCTGAGGGTATCAATGTGAGTGAGTTGGAAGGTGTTGTTTTCATGAGGAACATGGATGCAATTGAACTCACTCAAACCATTGGTAGGGTTATCAGGGTTGGGAGTGATTCTAAGACCTTTGGGATGCTCTGTGTGCCTGTTTACAGTCAGGTAGGTATCAACACCACCAAAAGTCTGCAAAGGGTTGTTGACACTGTATTTGAGAAAGGTGAGATGCTTGACAGTGTAGTCAAAAGGTAGTAACATGAAACAGAAAGATCAACCAAATCATAGTAACATTCTAGATCCAAATCCTGGTCCACTAAGTTTCATTGTGGGTGACTGGGATGATATTGATTCTTTTTATGCAGCAGTTCCCACTAATGGAAACAAACTTGCTATTATTCATCATGCAAAAGTTGTTAAGGTGTGCAGGAACACACAATCTGCAAGAAACTTTATAGATAAAGAAATCAAGAGGAAAAATGCTAAGAAGATCAAAAAATCTAAGTGATTTGAAACAAACTGTGGATACACTTGTTAAGAAACAAGGTCCACAATCTCCTTGTGCATATTGGATTGTGACAAAGGATGATTTCAAGACAATTGATGATAATGACAGAGATGTACCATGTAACATTGAAGATGTCAAAGATATGTTAGATGAGTTAACATTACATGAATGGGAATATATCTCTGATGAGATTTATAGATTGATTGATAATGAACTTAGCAGCAGAGATTTGTAAGTAGATTGTTAGTTACCTTGAAAGGTCTCCTATAGTGTAAGCACTCAATCCCATGAAACCTTATCCACTTGGTATTGACAATCCCATCCTAGTCAAGGGTGTGATGGGTTCACATAAGTGGGCATTGTATTGGAGGGAAGATATGCAAAAGATTGCAACATTCTCCAATCAATTCACTGCTTACCAGGCAAGATCTTTCATCCTTCAATCATTATGACACACAAAAACCCCTATGTTCAGAATCTCATTGAAATGGGATATGATGAAACTGATGTTAATGTAGCATCAACAATGTTTCAAAAGAAAGAGTTTCCTCTCACAATGTATGGCAGAACATATAACACTGAAGAGGAATATCATGCTGCAATTCATGATTTTATGAATGGGATGTAAATGATGTTTCATCCTGCTACTATTCAAATTTGTATTGCTATCTTGTTAGCATACATCATTCTCAGAGAACTTTCATCATGAATTACACACTCAAACAACTCCAAGAACGTGTCAACAAAATGGTTGAACAACAGGGAGAAGATGCACACTGTGCTGCATGGATCTACACCAAAGAAGATTGTCATTTGAAGGACAAAGATGGTGAGTTTGATTATGATAACATAGTAGAAGATCCTGAAGTTATTGAACGTATCTTTGATGATGTTGGGAACATTGATTACATCTATCAAGTGATTCAGGAATGTGTGGATGAAGTTACAGAAGAGCAAGTTATGCAACAACAGCAGGAGTTGGTTTGAT